ACGAGTCTGCCGACTTTAGGTCTCCAAAGCATCGTTCACGTTCCTCGCGGATAAAGGTCACGATGACCTTGTACTCGTCTCGGTCGCTGATGCCGTCGATTGCCTGCTGTAATGTTGGTTTTGGTATTGGTGTCATATTATTTCATTGATTTGTCTCCCTTGCACTTCCACTTGCGGCGTGACAGGTTATTTGGTGAGTTCTTGTCACTACGCCAGTCTCCTTTGATAGCATTTGACCTAGCACAGTATGCGTCTCCTTTGCTTGTGCCTGGACGAATACGATCACCACCGTCAGCAGCTTTACCTGCTTGCCCAAACTTAACGGTTTTCTTGCGTCCAGTGGCGGGATTGGTGACTACCTTGGTGAACCTCTTTTCCATTACTTCTTAGGCTTAGGCTTAGTATGCGTCAAAGGCTTACTGGATGCGGTATGCTTTGCGCCGCTATGGACTTTGCCGTTCATTTTATGTACAGCACCAGTATGCAGCTTACCGCTTTTTGTGTAATGTTTTGATCCAGCACTCATTTCTTCTTAGCGGTCTTTGCTGCTTGCTTGAAGTCACTGGCAGACGGTGCTTTCTTGCTGCCAACTTTGTTCATCTTCTCGCCAGAACCTGCTTTGATACGAGCTTTCTTTGCGTTAATATTTGCGTATAGTCCTTGTTTCATGGTATTGTTATTTGAATTTTAAAAGATCTGATATTTGATATGCCAAGTTGAATCCAGAGGGTGCAGGCGAATTAACGCTAATTTTTGGAATTTGGCGAGCTTTCTGTAGCCTTTGTAACTCACTAAAATATTGTGGGTTTTCTTTTTGTAGATTTCTAAATGATTCATTTATTTTGGATTGATCACTTGGACTATTTCCGGAAGAATAACCCCAACCTTTTCCTAGTGTATACACATCCTTTCCTTCTTTATACGCTTGTTCCGCTGGAACAAGAACAGCAGATAATAGTCCGGCTTTTAAATTTGATGTGCCTTTAATTAATGATTTTAAATTGAGATCAACTAATGGTTTCTGGTTATTTAATTTTACTTTTTGATACTTTCCATCCCCAACGTGCTCCCACAGTTTTATTGATGAGGAGGGTAGTGATGTTCTTGTTTTGTTGGTGACGGGATCATTGCTAGGAAAATAAGTGCTACCTTTACCATGACGACCTTGAGTAGAAACCTTTAATTTTTCTGATGTTTCAATAATGTAATGCTTTGGGTCGGCTTGTGCATAACTAATGCTTACTTCTCCTTTTGCAAAAGAAGGCGAAGCAGTTGGTCGGTTTCCCAAATTAATCTTATTAACCGATTTTCCAGGACTATAGTCTACTCCTGCTCCTGCTGCTGACCGAACCATCCCAGATTTTTGAATATCTTGAGCAGCAGCATCACCCCTGATGACTCGATAGAATTTATCAGGGTTGGCAAAGTAGTCTTGTTTTACATATTTTGGCATTGTTATTGTTCCATTCCTTAGGTTTATGTCTCCGTATTTAGGCATTATTGTTGATTCATGTCTTGAAGATTTATACCACCCATTTCAGCGGGAGCAACTCCAATTTTTCCGATTTCAGCATTCTGTGCCTGTTGCTGCATGAACTGGTACTGACTAGCATACTTCTGTAGGCGTTGTCCGAATGCCTCGTCGTTCTGCGCCCGATCCGCAACGTCTGGTTGCTGGACATAGGACTGGATGATCTGCATGGCGATCTGCGCCCCGTTGGCCTGTGCTGGAACCTCGATGCCGGCATATAGCTTGGCAAGGTCATCAGTAACGCTCTTCATCATCTTCTCCTGTGCAGCCTCAACGGGTTGCAGGACATAGTCAGCAAAGACTGGGTTGATAGCACTGGCGGCAAACTCAAGCATCTTGTTGATGTCCACGATACCATTGCGGTCTAGTTGTGCAAGGCTAATCATGCCCTTGAGCTGGGTCTCAGCAACCTCTGGGTCATTCGACTGCGTGTCGAACGCAACGGTGATGGCAAACGTCTCGTCTGGGTCACCCTTGGTCATGGTCTGTGGGTTTGGGTTGCCCGTGACTTGAAAAAACACCTCGTCCGGTCCGATTCGTTGGTATAGCTTCCATGCTACGTTAAGAACGTCACGGACGTGTGTAAGGAACTTATCCACGAAGAACTGCTGGCGAACCGATGACAGTGGGTTGTTGAAGTCGAGGCCAACAGCGCGGTCTGCCTGTAGAGTCATGGATACCTCGATCTCTCCAGAACCGTTGTCGGCGGGTGGGATTGGTCCCCACGCGATCTCGCCCATGCGTCTGTATGGCAGGCGTACACCCGGACCCCAGTCGCTAGGTGGTCGCCCAGCGGGGTGCATCAGTGGTGGCAGTGTTGCCATCGAGGATCGGTCGATACGGCTGTCACGCTCGGTCTTGATCTGCATCTGCGACCCACGGAGGATGTCGGTAAAGTTGGTGGTCTCGTACAGCCGGCGCTGGTCGATGGAAAGGCGTGTAACCACGAATGGGTACGAGTCATGCCCGTTCATCAGTTCATGCTTGGCATAGCCCTCGGCGTTGGGGTTGAACACCGTGCAATAGATGCCCTCAGCACCGTCCTCGTCGATCAGGCGTTGGTATGCGTATAGCAGCATAATGAGGTCACCTTCGTCCTTAATGGGCATACGCTCGGATGACTTCTGTTTTGGTTCCATCATGTAGCTATCACGTCCTCGGAGGTTTTGCTGCGCGTTGTCAACCCACTCCTCGTCCCAACCCTCGGTGATGATCTTCTTCTCTAGTTCCTGTCCGGTCACATACGTCTTCCAGAACACCCAAGGCGAGCGTTGGATGTCTGAGATGTACGGTGGAAACATAACCTCGCCGTCTGGGGCGCATGAGTTGACAATTGGACGGTTAACCGACAACCGAGGTACTGGGATGGTAGCAGACCCAGTCTTCCGCAGGTCTAGCATGGCCTTCTTCGCACGTTTCTTGCCTAGGTTCGGCATGGCCTGCATGATCATGGCAATAACACCCTCGTCGTCGCTCCCGTCGAGGATGAACTCAACCACCTCTGGCATCTGTTGCGCCACGTCATCGAGGGTCACGGTCTGTAGGTATGTGCGTAGCTCGCGCTGCCATCCGACATACGTTACCATGATGCCCTTCTCAAGCAGGTGGTTAGCACCAAGCTCCATGTGGTTGGCAAAGTCTGGGATGTACGTTGAGCGCATCCACTTGAGGAATCCAGAGACCATGCTAGCGCGTGACATAGATGCCATGCTGGTAGGGAATGCCTTGATGTGACTCTTGGACAGGGCAGTTAGGAACAATGACACATAGGTAGAAATACGCTCGCCAATCGTGTTAACCTCTTGGTCCGAAGCACCAGTCCACGGGAATGCATTGCTGTCATTCTTACGCATGTCGTCGGTCTTCCCAGGCCAGTAGTTCCTGCGCTCGTCGTAGCTCCGCCGGCACACCTCGTAGTACTCGTCGAGGTCGATGTTAGCTGAGTCATACGCTGCGGTAAGCATTTCGATGTCTGGCTCCTCTGATGCGTAGATCATTGCCTCGCCCTCGGCGATTTCGTGGTTATCTTTCATGGTTTTAATTATACAATTTTAAATCTGTTTTCTTCCTCGGTGCGCTCGCAGGTCACGATGCTGTTGACCGATGGGGTGCGCCTGTTGCCGATGACGATATCCACCCGCATTCCATTAAGTGATCCATACACGAATCTAGGGTTGTTTGCGAGCTTAATGACCTTGATGTCATAAATATCCTTTGGAGCAGACGTAGGCCCCTTTAAGACCCCTTCCTGTGCCTCTGGTTGGGTGTCTATGATCACGTCCAACTGGGAAACTTTAATCCTAGGCTTTTTGGTTGCTACGGTTTTCTTTTTTGTTCTCATAAATTAGTATCCTCCTGTGTTGCGCTTGGTGGCAAACATTGCATTCTGGTCAACGTGGTCGATAGAAGCTATGCAGGCATACCGTAACACGTCTACCGGATCTTTCCAAGATTCTTTGAGGCCACCGTCACCAGTGTACTCAGACAGTGCCTGTATGATGTTCTGGCAATCAGAACTCACATAGAACCTCGGACGGTTTACCGAGTCAAGCGGCTTGCTGGTATCATAAGACATCTTGGATATCAATGCCTGTAGCCCGTCCTCGATGCCGAGACCCGGTGCTGGTATGCATACCATGCCCTGATCGGATAAGTCCTCGATGATGCTGGATGACCCGTCATGCCCTTGGTACTGTGCAGCACCAAGCCTTGGGTCGATCAATCGCTCGAATATCTCCTCGCCCTCCTCCATGCCTATGATCAGGTCAATGTAGTCCTTGATGCCGTATCCCTGCCCCTTAGCACCAGCACCAACCACCCACTTGCCATGTTTCCACTCAGCCCAGTCACCCACGTCAACGCTAGGCCACTCGCGGTACACCCAGTATGTGTCGGTTGAGTCAACCGCAATCCAGCACATGAACCAGTTCTTAGCCCCCGCTGGGTCAACGATGAAGTACCTAGTAACGTCCTCGGTTGGTATGCTGGACGGTTCCACCACGTTGACCACCTTGTTGAACTTTGGAAACTTGGTAGCGTGTGACTTCACCGGCACACCGTATGCACGGATTAGGATCTCCTCCCTAGACCTGTTGGATAGGTCTTCCTTGATACGGGTGTACCCGCCGAATGGGTTATCCTGCGAGTGGAAGTAGTGTATGCTGGCGTTACGCTTCTTACTACGTTGGACGTAAGGCACAAGCTCTCCACCTAGCAACTCAGCACCGCGCGACTCAATGGTAGTAGCACCGTCGAGGTAGGTCTTGATCACCTCGGTCCACCCGTCAATCGGGGTGAAAGTAAGTAGCAACTTTGAATCTCTAGTCGCAAGTCGAAATCTAAGTGTGTCAATTAGCTCCGGTCCGAGGAGGTACTCGTCAAGCCAAACACCAATGTTATGCCATGAGGTATTCTTTGAACCGAGTTCAGCACCCTCCAAGATGGTTGGGTTGTTCTGGTACTGGCTATACGTCTTGAAGATGATCTGACTACCATTAGGCAGGATTAAAGAAGAGTCAGTAAACCCAGTCTTCTTCTTGTAGGATATGTACGAGGTGCTGCTAGTCTGCTTCTGCTTAAACTCCTGCGGTAACCAATGCCACACGGCACTCTGCTGCTGGCGAATGC